GTCAACGGCTCGGAAATACATAGAAAAATATGAGTCTACAAAGGCATTATTTGAGGATGAGGGCGAAAGGGTGCTTGATTTGGCGGAATCGAAGTTGATTAAGGCAATAAACAATGAAGATGCTCAGATGATTAAATACCTATTGTCTACCAAAGGAAAGAAAAGAGGATTTACAGAGAAAAAAGAATTAGACTTAAACCACGACTTCCCTACAGGAATAGATATAAATTTTGTCAAACCTACAGATTAACGTCCCTGATAAATTAGAGGGCATATTCAACCCCAAAGAGTTTTTTAGATATAACATTCTAAAAGGCGGTCGAGGCGGTGGGAAGTCTTGGGGGGTTGCTCAATTACTCTTAATCAAGGGGTATCAACAAAAGAGATTAGTTTTATGTACTAGAGAGATACAAAGAACAATTGCTGATTCTGTTCATAGGATTTTAGCTGAGACAATAGAACGGCTTGGATTTGACAATTTCTATGAAGTACAAAAGAATAAGATAATCGGCAAGAATGGAACTGAGTTCATCTATTCGGGTCTGCAGAACCCATCAGGCATTAAATCTGCTGAGGGAATAACAGACATTTGGATTGAAGAGGCTGCAAAAGTCACAAAAGAGTCTTGGAAGTTTATTATCCCTACAATTAGAAAAGAGGGCAGTCAGTTTTATATAGTATTCAATCCCGATGAAGAAGACGATCCGGTTAATGATTTAGTAAACACACCAAGACCGCAAACGCAAATAATCGACATAAACCACAGCGATAATCCTTTTCTATCCGATGTATTGAGGCAAGAAATGGAATATGACAAAGAACATGATTTTGATTCATACTTGCATGTATGGGAGGGGGGATTCTGGACTAAGTCGGACGATCAGATAATGAAAGGGATATGGGAAGTTCAAGATTTTGAAACACATGAGAATGCAGACTTTTTGTATGGTGCTGATTTTGGTTTTAGTCAAGACCCATCGACAGGGAATAGATTATATATTAAAGATAACACAATCTATATTGATTATGAAGTCCATGGACATGCGGTCAGGATGGAAGACATGCCAGACCTATACAGAGGATTACCGGGTGCGGAAACTAACACAATTGTTGGGGATAGTTCAAGACCTGAAACCATAGACTTTTTGAGAAGGAATGGCTTGCCTATGTTTACAGGATCGGTCAAGGGCAAAAATTCAATCGTTGACGGTATAGAGTTTATTAGAAAGCATAATGTTATCATTCACCCAAGGTGCAAGCACACGATCCAAGAATTTAAGTTTTACAAATACAAGAGAGACCCAAAGACAGACGATATCTCCAAAATTATACTTGACAAGAATAATCATCATATGGATAATATTAGATATAGTTTAGAGGGAATACGAAAAAGATTTAGACCCACAAACATAAGTGCTGGTCAATTAGGATTATAAAATGAAACAATATACAAGCGAAGAACTAGAAGCGATGAGAATGACAGGCGAGGAAGTGGAAGAGGCCATAAGTGATTATGCCGGAACCATTACAAAGCTGAATAATCAGGAAAGCTATTACAGAGGGAATAATGTAACTATTTTGACCCAACCTGATAAACCAGCACCGGACAATAAACTTTCTGTTTCATTTGCGAGAAAGGCAGTTAACACAGTTTCGGGATATATGGCAAAGGTTGGCAATATTATTATTAGTTCAGATAATGAGCAAACCGACAAATCAATCATTGAGACCAACAAAGATAACTCCGCAGGCATTGAGACGAACACAGAGCTAGTAAGAACGCTTGTAAATGGTCGAGGCTACGAGCTGCATTATGTTGAGGATAATATCCCTAAATTTGTCAATATCCCAGCTGCTAATATCATACCGTATTATGATACTGAAATGAAGCCTAATATTTATAGGTTTATTTATCACTATACGCAGACAATCAAAAAGGACGGGGCAGATCATGTTATTTCTTATGCTTCAGTATATTATCCGGACTCAATACATTATTTCATTAAAGAAGACATTCCTGGGCTTTCATCAAGTGCGATTTATCAGCCGCATGATATTGGTATTCGGGGCGACAATGTTGATGAAAACTTGTATAATGATTTGCCGATAGTTGAGTTTATAATTAACCAGGATAAAGACAATCTGTTTGACCATGTAATAGACTTGATAGACCAACACGACAAAATGATGTCAGAAGACATCGCTAATGAATTACAGAGATTTGCAGCCTCATATATCAAATCAAGTGTTCACATAGATGATGAAAGGGTTGATTCGAAAGGACAAACCGATCTTGACAGGTTTAAGGATACAAGAATTATTCCAGGAATGCAGAAAGACGATATATTTGAGTATTTAGTTAAAGAGATCAACGACGCTTTCATTACTAATAGTTCAGATAGATTTGAACGGCTCATATATGAAATGTTGCAGATACCGAACTTTAACGACAAAGAGTTCGGGACTTCCTCCGGGATAGCAATAGCATACAAACTTATTGATTTTGAAAATTTATGTTCATCTATAGAGTCATTTTTTAGCATGGGGATTGAGAGAAGATACGAACTTATCTCAGGGATGGCAGGCAAGCAGACAGGGGTAGTTTTTGAAGAGATAAATATCCAATGGATACGGAATCTACCTTTTGATATTAAGAACCTTTCTGAGACAATAGAGAAATTGCAGGCGGTTTTATCAGAGGAGACCATATTGAAGATGTTCCCCGCTTATATCGTTGGCAATGTTAAAGAGGAAATGGAACGGATAAAAGAGGGCAAAGAAGAGAATATGGAACGCATGGCAGCCCAAATGCAACCGACAGAGCCACAGGAAGAGATTGAAGAGGATGATGAATGATAGTAGTAGACGATAACAATCCGGCATTGTGCGTGGGTTGCTTTTATTATAATCCTTATGTGCTTTGCGTGAGGAAAAGAATAAAACAAAAAACAATGCCAACCGAATGTGGCAATTATAAACTACATACGGTTAAATAATGTCTTATAAATCAGATGAAACCAGAGCATTCAATTTGTCTTTAAAAAGAGTGGAAGAGACAAACAAAAAGATATTGAGAGCATACCAAGACAGCCTACAAAGCATCAAGGCTCAAATATACACTTACAGAGCTGAAAGAGAAGCAGCGTTTGGTCTCAAGAATGCCAAATCAATTCAGGCAGCCAACGAACTAAGGCTAAACATATTATATCAGCAAGTAGACAAAGAAATAACTAAACTGTCAAATCAGACAGCCTCAATAATACAGTCCGGATATATGAAGTCCTATGAGACAGAATACTACTACCATTCCTATAATGTCGAGAAAGAAGCAAACAGGGCACTTGTTGCTGGCAAGATTACAGCACCCTCATTGCAGGGAGTCCAAGGCATATCTTTAAACTTTCCATTGCTCAATACCGATGCAGTCAAGGCTTCATTTAATGAGGATGTTGCAGGGATGACTTTCCGAAATAGAATTGTATCGGATAGAAAGGACTTGCAAGCGAGAGTTAGGCGAATGGTAGCTAAAACAGTGATCGAAGGGCAAACCGTCAAAGAGCTTCAAAACAGCATACAGGCTTTACATAGCACATTGATAGGCAATTCAGGCAATGCACAAAGCACAGCGCGCACAGAGCTTCTCAAGGCCTTTAGTCTTGCACAGGAAGAGTCTACTAATGAAAGCATCAATGCTGGTGTAAGAATGGAATATAAGTGGTCGTCAACTCTTGACGGCAATACCAGGCCTGCACATGGTAGAGCCGATGGCAAGATGGCAAAAATGCTTGATGGAATACCAGTCTTTAATGTTGGAGGTGTGCTGCTTAGTTCTCCCCGGGTTGTTCACCCTGCTAATTCTGTCAATTCAGCGGGCCAAGTGATAAATTGCAGATGCCGTAGACTAGACATCCCATTCGGCATTCATCCGACAAGGAGAATAGACAACACTCAGAAAATAAATAAAAAGTGGGAGGAAATTCCAGCAAATGTTGATTATACCACTTGGAAGAAATCCCTTAAAGCCTAGTCAATTAAGATCAGAGCATGGAGCCCGCTTTCAGCTAAAAGGGATTAACCTCAATAAATCAAACAACTAAACATCCGTCAAGCAAAAAAAACACTTGACAAGTTATCCACTCCTAACTATATTACATCCAAACAACAATATTTAAGCTTTAAACAAGCTTAGATACATCAAACTTTAGAGGGCATCCACAGCACTCACAAAAGGAATAAACAACATGAACAAAGTAGAACTATTGGCAGCATTGCCAGAGAACTTAAGAGAAGACGCGGGGGCTTTTATCGACAGTCAAAATCCTATTGGGGGGATAACGAACAAAGACGAAGCGTTGGCGTTTATTGAATCCAATCCACTATTCGTTAGTGCGTTCGATTCAAAGGTTAGCAAGAGTATTTCAGCTTTTGAGGTTAATAACCAAATCAAGGTTGATGCGGAACTGCAAACCAAAAGGGCAGAATTGGAGAAAGAGTTTTTAGAGAAAGCGAATCCAACGATGTCAGAAGAGCAAAAGCAAATGAAATTGATGCAAGAAAAACTTGAGAGCATGACAAATGAGAGTATAAAGGACAAGCAATTACTAATTGCTAGAGAACATGTGAAAGGGAAAATCTATGATGGGGTCAGTCTTGATTTGTATTTAGGCAAGACAGACCTTGAAACCATAGGCAATCTTGACAAGATGTTATTAGAGCCTTATTCACTTCATACGAAAGCTCAGGAAGAGAAACTTGGAACAGTTGTTAACGGCCTTGTAAATGATAGACTGAATATAAAAACTCCAAACTCAGGAAACAAACCTGCAAATGGTCAAATTTCAAGAAAAGAGTTTGAAAGCATGGACGCATTTAAAAAAGCCGATACGGTAAAAAAAGGCGTTCAAATAATTAACTAAGAGAGGACGACATGGCAAATACCTTAACAAAACTAATCCCAGACTTATATCAGGGGCTAGATATTGTAAGCAGAGAGATAACAGGGTTTATCCCGGCGGTTGCTAAAAATGCAAGTGCAGAACAGGCGGGCAAAGACCAGACAATCAGAATTCCAATAACCAACTCGCAAAGTGCAGCGGATATTACGCCGGGCGTAACTGCACCGGATACTGGGGATCAAACTGTTGATTATACTGATATGACTATTAGTAAATCACGAATGGTTCCTATTCGTTGGAATGGAGAAGAGACTATGCGTTATGAGCATAACGGCCAAATGGTTTCTACTTTCGCATCACAGACAGCACAGGCAATAAGAACGCTTGTGAATGAGATTGAGGCTGATCTAGGTGGACTTTACACCGGGGCGTCGCGGGCTTTTGGTACAGCGGGAACGACTCCTTTTGCAAGTTCATTAACAGAGGCAGCTAATGCTAAAAAGATTCTTGATGATAACGGTGCACCTATGTCTGATAGACATATTGTCGTTGATACATCTGCGGGGGTTCTTTTGAGAACACTAACCCAGCTTACACAGGCAAACACAGCCGGATCAGTTGACCCATTGAGAAATGGCGTTTTACTCCCGATCTTTGGAATGGATTTGAGAGAATCCGCTCAAGTTGCAAGTCATACAGCTGGAACAGCAACCGGATTTGATAATACTGGTGGGGCTTCAATTGGTGACACTACTATCACGGTGGATGGATCTGATTCTGGAACTATCTTAGCAGGGGACTGCGTTAGTTTTGCCGGGGACTCGAATAAATATGTGGTACGAAGTGCAACGGCTTCAGGTGCAGCAACAGGAAACATTGTGATTGCTAAGCCGGGTATGGAGCAGGCTTTACTTGCTACAGTAGAGGGGACTCTTGGTGCGGATTATACTGCTAATATGTTCTTCCATAGAGACGCTATCCAATTGATTACTCGTTCGCCAAAAATGCCAAATGGTGGGGACGGTGCAGACGATGTAACCATTATTACCGACCCGGTAACTGGGCTTTCTTTTCAGGTTGCAGTATATAGGCAGTACAAGCAAGTTCACATTGAGATTGGTATCGCATGGGGATATAGCCTCATTAAGCCTGAGCATACAGGAATCCTT